ACCCTTCTCAATATCTCCGTGATGCATACACCAGATAACTCTAGCTAAATGATACTTAGCATTATCTAGCTTTAGAACAATTCTGGGAACATCAAAGCTAGTGTCTAATGCCCCCACCTTTGCACCTGCCGCACGATTCCCACTAGACTTCTTCCAAAATAGTTCTCCCGTTTTCTCTTTGTAAGAAAACCACTCATTAAACTTCTTTTGCATCTCTGACATTATCCTACCTCACCCCAGTTGTTTCCTAGTTCTGCATCAACCTCGAAAGGAACATTTAAGTCTGGCACACATGTTGTCATAATCTCAACAATTCTGTCTGCCTGTTCTTTTGATTCAATACTAAAGCACAGCTCATCATGCACAGTGAGCATAGGAACCAAGCCCTCTTTAAAGCACTCGACCATCGCCTTTTTTGTTTGGTCGGCACTCGAACCTTGAATCAGCTTGTTCAAGGCTTTGTATGTGTATGCACGGCGTATCATTCCTCTTCCGCCGTATTCTTTAATAGCTTCTTCAAGTCGCATAGCTTTGTTGAAGCCAAAAGACTTAGGCTCCCACATATCAAACCGGCACTTACGCCCAAGCCAAGTCCTGATGCTACCAACGTCAGCGGCACGATTAGATGTCATGTCAGCTATGCCCTTAACGAAGGGCACGTTCTCGTGGTACTTAGACAGCAGCGCCTTAGCTTCGTCCTCAGAGATGTCCATAACACCAGCTAGCTTCTTGCGCCCCATGCCATACATGATGCCAAGGTTAACAGTCTTCGCATCCTTGCGGCTAATACCCGCCATGTCAGCAACCATCTGGTGGAAGTCAGCATTGCCTTCTTTGTATGCATTCACAACATCATCAATTTGTGGATGTCTGTGAACTCCTGTGACTTGAGCGCAGTAATGTGCAAGCCAACGCGGCTCTTGTGAAGCGTAATCAAAACTTCCCCATTTGGTGCCTTCTTCTGGTATAAATAAACCACGAATCATGCCTTTGATTTCAGGATCACGGGCAGGGATTTGTTGAAGGTTCGGGTTGCTTGACGAAAATCGCCCCGTAACAGTACCGCCATCATCAGAACGAAGGGCATTGAAGTCACAATGAATACGACCGTTATGCGAATGATCAAGAATTGTTTCAACAAAGGTCGTGTTGGCCTTGTTAAACTCGCGAAGCTTTACAACCTTCTGCGCTATTGGGTGCGGATGGTTAGACAAAAACTGTTTTGTAAAGGAGGGAGCGCCCGTGCTTTCTGTCCGGGAATAAGACACCCCAACCGCGTCGAACGCCTTTGCTATAGATGTCGCAACCCACGGCTCAATGAAGATGCCAGTATCTTCCTTTATTTCTTTAAGTAGAATGTCTTCGCGCCGCTTCAGGTCTTTCTTAACCTGCTCGGCTTTGTCAATGTCCACTCGAACACCCCGTGTCTTCATCTCAAAAAGAACAGGCAGAAGATCAGACTCTAGCTGAAAGATCGAGGATACTTCTTCCTTTAGAATCTCAGGGCGTAGGCGATCCCATAGACGCAGAGTGACAGCAGCATCTTGCTCCGCGTATTTACCCACGAAACGTGCAGGAAGCCGCCACATACCAGACTTCGGATTCACACCATACATCGCAGCAGCGGCGCGTAAAGTCTTCTCATTCTTAAACTCGCCTAGATACTCGCGAACCAGAGAGTCGAGGTTGTAGTACCGTCTGTTCTCGTTGATAAGGGGCGCGGCTATCATCGTGTCGATAATCGGACCTTGAACCTCGATTCCTGCCCAGCGCATCCAGCCCAAATCATACAGCGCATTGTGCATAACCTTCTCAATGTTAGGGGTAGCCATCTGTTTCTTTAACCAGTTGACTACAGTTTTCTCTGGCATGTTGCCACCGCCCTCGTGGCGTACGGGAAAGTACCCAACAAAATCGCCAGCAGCGACAGCGTACCCGATAACATAGCCATCATTGCGGCACCAACCCGGCCCCAGCGTTGTCAGATTTGGATCGCATGTTTCCAAGTCAATTGATATACGCTCACATTTTGTGAGATCTGGAAACGAAGACGGAGGTGCCCAGTCATCTTCGTCAGTGAAACCAAGCGCGGCTTCCTTAACGTCGATGTCCAGCAGATTCATTTGATATTCAGACATTGTCTTCCTCCAGCAATGATTCCCAGTTATTGAACATAAACAAAGGAGTATCCGGCCCCACATATGCTCCAAAAGTATTATACTCTAAAAACTCCATAGCCTCGGATCTGGTCATGTCCTTGGCAAGAATGTCTATGCACATGTCAACATCATAGATTAAACGAAAATGTCCTGTCGCAATGTCATGCGTTGCACCAATGATGGCCTCATCCAGCCCGTCAGCCTTCATCATTTACTATCTCCCCGCCCAAGGCAGCATAACCAATGATATCTACCCAAGAATCTTCTTTGCTTGTGTCTTCAGCTAGCCTGCCTAGCTTCAAGCCAATCATACATGCAACCACATCTTCTGGTGTGATTGCATGAACCAGCTTACGCTCCAGAAAAACATTCCATATTGCTGCAATACGCTCGTGATTAAGCTTTGCCGGGCCGTATTCCTTGGCCCGCGGTCCGTTAATTAGCTCTTCTGCCCTATTAAGAAAGTCTTCTCTCGTGACTAGCTTTTCTTCTTCTTTGCTCATAGTTGAAATCCATACTGTGTTTGAGGTTCGATTAAGTGTAATGTTTTTTTGGCACGAGTAAGACCAACGTAGAACGTCCGAAGTTCGGAGTCCTGATCATCGCTCTGGGCGCATGCTCTGGAAGAATCTAAAAGAAGGGCGACGTTATCCGCCTCGCCACCTTTTGCTTTGTGGATCGTCGATATCTTGATCCTCGGGGTTCCCGTCAAAATAGACTCGCCCATACGACGTACTGATGTAATGTATATTCTCTCGTTCTCGCTCACCCTCAGCACATCGTACCACGGGGTCTCCGGTGTCGCTGATAGGGAGCACAGGTCTTGAATATCTGTTAGCCTGTAGGTTTTTTCGGGGTCTAAACTTGCGAGTAGCTTCTTGCCAGCTTTTGTAATAACCGACGTTGTTAGCAGTTGAGAAAACTTCTTCAGCTCCTGAGCGGAGAGCTCTTGATCCTTGCATAGTTTTAGCCATACCTCGATTCCAGTGAGAACATTTGGGGAAATGGACCAACCGGAGCCTTCACGCCAAAACAGGAATCCTTGTTCTTTGAGTGTGGTTGCGATTCTATTAGCAATGAAGTTAGTGCGGGCTAAGATTAGCCACTCTCCGGTTGTTAAGTCCACATCAAGGATATCACGATGCCACACCACAGTGCCAGTTTCATCTGTAGGCCCCCAAGTTTTTTTCTGTCTGGTAGCTAGCTGTTTTACAAGGGAATCTGCCATGTTATGTACCAGAGCTGGGAGTCTATAAGACTTATCAAGAATGATCTTATGGTCGGATGCTTTTAAAAAATCCTCCACATCCACACCCATCCAAGAATAGATGCATTGATCATCATCGCCAGCATAATACACGCGCTTGGCATTAGGCTTTAATACCTCATGAACCATTTTCCACTGCAAAGGTACGAGGTCTTGAGCTTCATCAACAATAAGCACATCAAGCTGAGGGCAGTGACCTTGCTCGATGAACTGCTCGATCATATCTACAAAATCAAGCTTGTTTGTTTCTTTTTTATAGTCTCGAATAACCTGATCCACGAGCTTTAGCTGCTGGAAATGAAGCCGTCGGTCCGCGGTCCTCGAGAACTCTTCCTCGATAGACCGCCCTGTAACACGAGCCATTTGAAGCATAGACAGATAAGCATCACCGCTTCTGCCCGGGCTAAACAAAGCCCCATCCTGCATTGTTAAAGAAGCATTAGACGAGAACTCCAACCCCAGCAGAGTACCTATGCGTGAGTAGTCAGAGCCTCGAAGCACACGATTAGGCGACAGCCCAAGACATTGGTAAGCAAAAGAATGCAGTGTGCGAAACCAAACCATTTGATTCGCATCCATGTTCAGCTTCGCCGCTGCCCGTGTTCGAGCTTCCTCCGCGGCCTTACGACTAAAGGAAACAAACGCGATGTTCTCTGGCCGTGTACCATTCGTTAGCTCATCCTGAACAATCTGGATGAGCCTAGTTGTTTTGCCCGTGCCCGGGGGTCCGAAGATAGTTGTTTCCATTAGAACGGCACCCCATCACCTTCGACGTTGATCCTCGGAACTTGAACCTCTCGGTTAAAGGCAGGCACCCACCAAACACGCAAAGGTTTTGAATCACCCTTGGTGGTTTTGAATCTTTTTAATCCATTTGCCAAGCCGTCGCCGTTAAGCTCTTTCAGGCGCTCTTGAATCTGACCACGACTGTAGCTGTCAAATCGCTGATTGCGAAGGAACTTCATTAAGGCTTCGATCTTAAAGTAAGTCAGCGACTCGTCTTCATCCGTGTATGGCTTGCCAAGGCTAATCTCTTCAGCGGACTGCGCTTGCACACGCCCATCACAGAAAGCCTCGAGAAGATCCATAAACTGACCCTTATAGGTTAGCTCTTCTGGAACATCGATCTCGCTCATGTCTTCCATTAGCATGCCAACAATCACCTGCCAGTCCGCCATCTTCATCATTGGTGGCATCTTGTGGATCTGTTCCATGCATGCTTTTTGAAACCGTTGCGGAGTCTGAAGGTCGTCAGTGTCTAGCTCTACACGTTGCCCACCTACATCACAGAACCAAACAGGTGGTTCTGACTTAACAACACATAAGCCTGTTACATCGATGTTTGAAACGTGGCTTCCAATACCAAACTTCTTTGTCTTACACAGCGTCTTGTTACAATAAGACTTGAGTGGTTCCTGATCACATGGAAAGCCATACTCTTTCTTCTCATGCTGTTGTTGTATTGTCACAATCTCTGACGCTGGTAGCGCAGGGTTAGCAAACTTGCTGTTGATTTCTTCGAGCCGAGCTTTCCAGTTTTCTGGTTGCTCTTTCTTGCAGCCTACCGCTGCCGCGAACATCACTGTATTACGAGTACCTTCCGGTATCCCCTGCCCGAACATACAGCTCAGGCAGGGGGCCCAGTCCTTAAACTCATCGACCTGCTCTCCAAATGTTAAACCAACAAAAACATCTGGATCCACACTCCTCCTGTCAACAAGCTCAAGAAATTCATCTAAAGACGCTGCTTCACCGTCTTCTTTAACCGCGTAGCGGAGAGTTTGTTCCTCATCAAAGTACGGCAGGTTAATAAAGTTACCCACATCGCCACGCTCGACAAGAATCTGTTCTTGCTTTGGGAAAATCTCACAGCCGCCATAACCAAGTACGGCAGAAATCTCTGAAGCTTTATCACGAAACTCTCCTGCGCTAATCCACTTTGTGAAGAAAAAGAATATGTGTGCACCGCCAGACTTCGAGCGACAAGTGATGCAAGGCACTTCCATCTTCCGAAGCTTGCGATCAAGTGCCTCAATGTCCAGAGGATACTTATCAATATCAAGAGCACCAAACTTACATTGGTTGTCTTCATTAATTGGGATAGACCCTACACCATTCTTACCCTCAAGATGCTGCTTGATTAATTCTAACGTAAGCGGCTGGCGCACAATGCGTGACTTAGCTTTTTGTTTCCCGGCTCTACGTTCATCCGATATTTGTGTCTGTCCATGCGCTGCACTGAATCCTGTAAATGCAGCCATGAACCTTTCTGATCGATTCATAACTATGCCCCTAGTTGGTTTGAGGCAGGGGGTGGGTAGAAGCAAGTCCTACCCTTTGAGCACCCCCCTGTTGCGCTCATTTTACTCGTAAACTAGAACGGGATATCGTCCGCTGGCGCTGATGATGCTGACTGCATCTCTTCTGCGGTGCCACCAGATGTCTTAATCTCGCCCTTCTGGAACATCTCGAACTTGCTCTTCGCTAGCGCAACTGCACTTGCTGGAACATCTTCGATATCAACATTGGACACGGCGTAGTTGAACCACGTTCCTTTGTCGTTGCTCTCTTGCACAGACTTCAAGCGCCAAGCTGTCATCCAGATTGGTGGGTTAAACAAACCCTCAGTCGGGTGCATAATCTGAAGACCAGCGCGGCGAGTATTCCATGCCTTTGCTATCTTCATCTGTGTCTTCTTCATGTCACAAATCAACTGAGACGTACGCCCCTTACTGTCGATTGCAATCACAAGGAACTGGGCAGAGCGAACTAGC